GCCACGGAAAAGATTAAACCGTATTTTCTTTTGAACACAGAAAAGATTAAACTGTTTTGAAACTACATGGCACCCATCATCATTTGGGCGAAAGGCATGAGTTCTTTACCTAAGCCAGAGACCATTTGGATCCCTTCACTAAGGATACCTCCAATATCTTTATTCTGATGAGATAGTTTATTAACTTCAATAGATAAGGAGGGAGTAACCGCACTTAAAACGGCTGATACACCAGGTAAATCCGCTGGTGTTGGTGTTAAACCTCTAACTTCAGAGCCGACAACTTCATAATGAGTGACAGCTTCCCACTGGAAAGACCCAGCAGCACAATCAGTAATTTGGAAACCCATATAATGCTGAAAAGATTGTGTGGAAAAAAGTGTTCCAAAGAAAGTAGGATTATTAATAGAATCAGGAAAATATAAAAAGTCATCATCCATAACAGGAGAGTGAGCAATAGTAATCCACTCACGAGTCATTGGATATCTAAAATAAGTTTCTAGTTGACCGAGCTGTGTAACAGTGCCTTGAGATAAAGTGTCATGATTAGGCATAATTGTAGCATGTATAGTACCTGCTAAATTAACTTCAGTACCAGTATATCTTATTCGAAGTCCAGCAGCGACTATTCGATATTTAATTCCCCTACCATTTACAAGAGGTAGTTGAGAGCTAGTGTAATCAGCATTAAAGCTGAAACCATTAACTCCAGTATCTATAGCGGCAGTCACATCCAAAATTGGATAAGGTGAACCCACCCCTAAAGGATTCCAATTAATATTGCTAGCATAAATAGGACAAGTATTATAATTTGTAGCAACACCATCCTGTGCCAACCTACGAGGAGCAAAAGCTATGAAACCTCCTCCAGGATTTGCACCAATAGAAGCTAAAAAATCACCTCTAAGAAAAGAACTAAATTTACGGCTCTTAACATTAGGGATTGTAGGTATACAAGGATTTTCGCTTCTAAATTGGTCTATTCGAAGAGACTTCAAAAGAGGAGCACAAGAATCATCTAATTTATAAAAAGGGCACACTAAAGATGCATAATACATTCGAGAACAAGGTGACATACGAGTAATGCCACTCTCAAGTTTTCGGGCAACTTTATATTGATCACGAGATCGTGTTTCACCAGTAACAGATATTTGACTGTTAACTGCTTTACGAATTTGAGTCTTTGTTGGAGCTATTCGACTGTGATCACCCTGTTTTATTGTAGTTAAAACCTTAGTTTTACCACCACGAGTAGTTTTTAAATATTCATTATATTTTGCAAGACGAGCAGCATGAGATAATTTCTCTTTATCAAAATTAGATTTATTTGATCGCATATACGCAGCTTGACTCATCTTTGGCTGTCCATTGCCATAAGGATTAAAACCCTCCATAATCATATCTAAAGTATGATCAATATCCTCAGTCCAAATATAGGATAGGGGATGATCACTCGCAGGGGGAGGTAATTTACGAATACCTTGAACTGTCTTTCTTAAAAAAGAAACAGGAGCCCAAGAACTAAAAGCACTTGTAATTGTAGAAAGCCATGTTATAAAAGCAGACATAGCATCTATATCACCAGTACCAGAAGTATACATAGTAGGAAGACTACCATCAATTGCAACAATATAATTACAATACCAACCACTAACACCACCAAGATTAACAATGGTGGGAGCGGATATCTGAACGTATCGTATAGCACCAGATATATCAGGTGTTGTTTGGCCATTTCCATAAGGATTAAAGGATCCCTCCATAATTCTCTTAAAAATGTGGTTAGCATTTTTAGTCCATAAAATTTTCAAAGGACCATCAGGTTTAGGTAGAGATTGGAGATCTTTAATAAATTGAGTGTCCAAAGGACTCCATATTTCCAATTTAGAGTCTATTTGAACTTCCCATTCATCAAACGCAGAAGTTAAATCTGCCCCAGTTCCAAAGAGGACTTGTGGACCAGCATCATCATATTGTACAGTCGCAGTGACACTTACTGCACCATCAGCACCCGTAAAGTAAGTGGGTCGAAAAATATTTATAAACCGCGAATCTGCAGTTTGACCATTACCGTATGGGTTAAACGAGCCCTCCAAAATTGGAGTATTTGGCCGTTTTTTAGTTTCATTAGAAACCCGAGTATCATTCGCTCGAGTTAAAATTCTATTAGCAGCACATTGTGGGCACCGAAAACGCATATCATAGATTGCGTGACCCCAAGGACATTTTTCTAGTCCATAACATTGATCTTTCGTGTGAGGATCTTTATAAAAAAGACAATGTATATTCTCACACGTTCCGATATCTTCACGAGCCCTATTTTCATGAGCTTCTTTCACTTCTTCAGCGAAAATATCAACATAAGGAGAAGATCTACCTCCAAAATTCATTTGTTCGTTTCCATATTCATTAAATCCATTCCTATGCATATCTTGAGTCCAATCAGTTTCACAATGCCAAGTTCCATTAGCATTTTGAATCCAATCAGTATAAACAAAAGTACATTCTGCACAAGTTTCACAGACAATATTTCGAACATGGCCACGAGGGCATCGAATTAAATCATCACAAAAACCCTCTACATGATAGAAGGTAGAATAAGCACAATCCTCTTTTTCACACCAGTTTAATTCTGGCATGACTTGTTTTGGATTAGGAGCTGTAATCTTAGATTCTTTAAAAGACATCATTTTAAGTTTACTTAATGGGCCTCCTCCTCCAGCACCATCATATTTTATAGGTAGAGTATTAGATGACTCAAAACCTAAATAAAAATTTTCCACATCTTCATGAGACGGTGCCCCCAAATTTAACATAAACTTAACATCAGGTTGTCCAGAACCTTGATAATGTTGTAATAAAATTAAATATATTCTACGAATCTCCAAAAAAGCATCAGGATGTGCAAAACTCATAATTAACAATGAGTAAACCTGCTGGAGATATTGCCCAGGCGTTTTCTTAGTTGGCGTGAATAGAATAGGATGAACTAATCGTTTTAGATCCCATTTAGGTATTTTATAATTTTTATAAGACGAAATTGTAAAACCTAAAAATTGTAATTCATTAAAAGGATGTTCAATTCCACCAACAATCCATTTACACACAAGACCATGCTGATGTAACAGGCGTTGTTTAACTAGCTCAGTATCTAATAAACCATCAAATTGCGACATTATAAACATCGCATTATCATCTCCATATAAAGCAATTAATTGTTTCAAAACTAGATCTTCTGGAGGAAAAATTTGATACTTCATTCGATAAACATAAACTAACAAGTCTGCTACAACTTCAAAGCCAGCTTCGATGTTGTTGGTGGTTGTGGTTCCTGATCCGGAATTATTTCCACGAAGCCGAACGACTATATCACCATTATGAAACACTAAAATACTGCGTTTCCAGGCATCACGAACCCATTCAGCTATATTTTTAAATTTAGAATTTGGATTTGCATTACACCAAAATTTAAAACGGCGATCTGCAACATAGTGTAACCAAATTTTTCGGTCATACCCACTAATATCCCAACAAATTCTAACAGTATAAAGTAATTTACCATTTTCATCTTTAACCATAATATCTTTATACCAATTATTTACACCACCATAAAAAGGATTAAATCCATATTTGGACCATTTAAACAATTTTAAATTCTCATTGCCTTGTCCATATAAACGAATTTGCCAATATAATAATTGAGCTCCGGTGGTTTGAAAAGTTCTTGACTTTTTATCATAATAATCTTCGATTCCAGTCAATTCTTCTTTTCCTACGGACTCATAGAAAGGGAGTAAGTCTTTTAAAAATTTAATATCTTCATAATTTTGAAGCCATAATTCAGACGTGAATAACTGATCACGAGTCTTAAAACCACAGTACTTCAAAGGTATACCTACACCTTTCTTTAAATCCAAATGTTCTAAAGTTTCGATATTCGTCCATTCTCTAGCAGTAAGAGCAGATTCTAGCATTTTATCAGCTATAACTTGAGCATAAGCTCGAACCTCATCTAACTTGGGCCACGGTCTAACCTCATCTATCTTCATTTCAGCAATTTCTATAGATTCTATTGTTGGAGTATTATAAAAATAACTCCCACAAAGTTTAGACAAATTATTCCATGACTCTAAATCAATTCTTTTTAAGTAAGAAGGTGCACAGTCTAAATTCTGACCTTTGGCAACTACTCGCTTACGAAGAATAGGGTTCAATTTTCCTAAAAAAATCAATTCCTTATACTGTCGGGACGGAGAACCGTTAACTATAATATTCGAACCTTTTGGCTGCAGAGATTCGAGAACTACAGTCTTTACCCCAAAATCGACACTACTCTCAGGGATTTCGAGAGTAGGGTTTAAAAATCCGAAAAGAATTTGCTAGGAAGAATAATCCCCCTATTAAAATCAGAAATAGAATTATTATGTAATGCAGTAATTCTATTCAAAGCAACGTAAGGAGAACCACACTGACCACCAAGGGTATCAGATTTATGGTTTATATATTTAGCACCTTCATTATCTTCTTCTAAGTCCACATGCATATTAGACAAATAAACTTGTTGCTGTTTAGTCAGATCTTTAAGATCAAAAGTATACATCATATAAGAGGTTTCTTTTTCAGATAAAGCCGCAATTTCCAAGACTTCACCTTTCACACTTAAACTGTTAGGCATTTCCATAATAGACACATCTGGATCATAATGACGATTAAAAATTAATTCCATAAACCCATCATTAGGATTATAATCAGATGAATGAATATTAATATTTGGTTTTCGAATATAACACCGGGAATCACGCAATTGATGAGTACAAGTTAAAAGAAAACGATTATTCTTATATTTTCCAACCGTTATCATTCCATTATGCTTATAATGATCTTCAGTATATATATACATTGGAATCATAGAAATATCTTTTGCAGCTGGAGTAGGATGAGATACCGATTGGGGATTTTGAGATTTGTCATGAATGGCTTCTTTCACAACATAAGTCTTAGCATCCTTCTTTTTATTTAAAGGGAGTTGATTAACCTTAACAGACTCCTTCTTTTGTTTAGACCGAAGATATTCAATAGTAGTATTATAAATTTCTTGTCCAGTCATATTAATAAAATCATTTTTATTAAGAAGCTTGTGATCATAATAATTACATTTACATTTTGAGCACATATCAATTGAAACATGAGTATCTTGTTTCGTCTTATTACTTAATTTAAAATTTGATACGTGACCAGCAGTTAAATATGATTTAAAAGATTGAGCACATATTAAACATGAACAATCTTGATCTACTTTAGGTTTCGTGGGGGGAGAGAGAGATTTTTTAAAATCATCTTTATCTTTACCTTCTTTATTTCCACCTACAGTGCATCCAGCAAAATGAACACAATGTTTACCACCACAATTTTTTTCACAAATTGTGTCCGCGCAAGTTTTAATTTGAGCAGGACAAGTAGAATAATGAACACATTCTTTCTTCGCTTTAGACTCCTTAGTATTAATATAGTGGATACACGGAGTACAATATTCTAATTCTTTACTCCTAGTATTACCACATTTACAAAGCGGAGCGGCAACAGGAGGAGCAGGAGCAACTACATCAATAGTACGATTGTCAGTATCAATAGTAATCACTTCTTCTTTCTGTTTTCTAGGTTTATCCGAATTAGGCATAGATTTTACATTATTTACACGAGTTTGTTTTTTATGCGAAGGTTTATTAACCGCATCAAACTGTGCATTATACAAAGAATCACAATCCATAGTCAATTTAGCTAGATTCTTCGAATTTACAGATAAGCTTCTACGAGCATTATCTAACAAATCTTCATCATCAGCACTACCATGAGAAGTTACATCAAGTATAAAATTTCTAAGATCCTGTGTTTTTTGTCTAAGTTCATCACGTTCTTGACACATTTTCTTAAAATCTTGATTTTCACGATAATCCTGAGCAGCTTTAATATGCTGTCCTTTTGATCCTCCAGTTTTAGCTTCGGGATCAGTTTCAACACTTTCTTTCTTTTTATCCTCTTCTTTCTTTTTATTGTTCCATTTATTTTGATACCAATAAAAAGTTGCAATATATACTACTACTATAATTCCCATCAACCCAATAATTTTGGCTTGATGTTCAGATATAAAAGATTGAATATTATCTAATAAAGTATATGGAGCAGGATCATCCTTAATAGTTTGACTATAAGTTTCCTCAGCATCTGCAGGAGTTTTCGCAAGAATTCGAGTACTAGGACCATTTTCCGGTACAAAATCATAATATTTCAAACCTGGATCATGAATATGCACAAAATGATCTAAATGTCCAGCAACATAAAAAGGAAATTGATTTTCATTAGAAACGTTAAAACGATGCATTAAATTATCATACATAACTGATCGCACTCGAGCCTGAGCACCGTCTACATTACGAACATGAGTCATTTTAACATTCCATTTCATAGCCAAATACAAATTAAACGTTCGATTCGTATTTCGCCGAGGGTCTTGAGCTAAAATATCATTCAAAAAAATTTGAGAAGCTGACAAATTCCAGTCAATTTCAAAATCATCACTAATTTGAATACCAGGATAACGCTGGTATAATGCATTTCGATAAAATTCTAATAGGATTTTCTCTTTCGTAACATCTTTAATCCACACATGTGAAAGATTACGAGATTGAACAAGTAAAAACGGAAAATATTCATCTTTACAAATAACTCTTCCAGACAATACATCTGGATAGAAGTCATTAAAAGATGACGAAACTTCACTTAATTTACCTTTTCTCCAAGTTTTCTTCCAAGCAGAAGTAGTAAAAGATCCCCAAACGGCGTTTAAATGTTTAACAGCACCAATAAAAGAATTTATACGTATTGTAGCACCAGCGAGAATACCAAAGAAAGCACAAACACCTAAAATATGAGGTAAAAAATCATATGCTAAATCAATAGGCGTTTTCCCTTCTTTAATTTTATTTTTTTTACTTTTTATCCACGCAATAGTTTTCCATAAAATAATCCCAACAGCAGTTAAAGTAACACCAGTAAAAGCAGTTGCAATCCAATTTTTTGTACCATTTCCAAAACCTTCCCATCCAGGGATCCACCACAAAGCTTTTTCACGAACTTCAGCAGTTTTTTCTTGCATATGAGTAATTGTCTCATGTATTGTCGTGTCAACACACGCACGAGATATTGCCTTATATTGGAGTCTAAAAAAAATTAAGAGACCAGTAAAAGGTGTGGCTATCAACCAAAAAGGCGACAACACAATTGACAAAACAAATGTAGAAAGAAAAAGAGAAGTGGATACTAAGGTTTTTGGATCAAAAGAAGTGATACCAAAAAACCATCGTAATCCACACTCCGTAGGTCCATGAAGTGCCTCTCTTAAACGAGAGAAAGACACACTAGGTAAAGGTGGAGTCACTTCGGGAGTGAGCAGAGCAGGATCAGGCATAATAGGAGCCTGAGGTACATGAACAGAATGTACTATATCCTCTTGATGAACAGGTTGTGCTGGTTCAAGAAGAGTTGGTAATTTAGGTGGAGCGAAGATTGACATATCAATAAGATGTTGTTGAGTATCAATATCTTCTAAAGTTTTATGATCTTCAATCATTCGTTTAGTAATAAGACCAACACAAGCTATTTTAAGTTGATCATCATGATATCCTCTCACATAACGACCCCACAAGTCGTTATAAAAAAAAGACCGACACACATTATTAACTAACTGTGGGTGTGAG